AGCAGATGTCCCTGGACATTGCAAACTATTTACGATGAGCTTTCAAAGGATTATGGATGGAATGAAAATGAGAAGCAGTATTATATGCAAGCAGAGATCAATGCAGAGTTAGAGCATTGCTGTCCCATTGTTGAAAATATTAATAAGGTGGAAAATGGAGATCTAATTGTTAGCGATATGTATCTGCCCAAAGAGGCAATTGATGCAATTCTGCGAAAGAACGGCTTAACAAAGGATGTCCAAATTTTTGTTTCTACCGGAGGAAAAAGCTCAGGAAGTATTTGGGCAAGTCTTCCCAAGATTGATTTACACATTGGGGATAATTATCACTCCGACGTAGCAAGTGCGAACAGAGCTGGCATTGAAGCAAAGCATTACACGCGCGTGCATTTCTCGTCGTGGGAAGAAAGCGTTGGTGGAGACCTGGCAATGCTCATGCGAGTGGTGCGCCTTGCGGCTCCATATGAAGATGGCGATTTATTAAAAGCTATGTGGATTGAGCAAGCTGTTTTAAATATTCCAGCGCTAATTTTAGCAGCATTGGAAATCCCCTCAGAAAATGTAGCTTTTGTTTATCGAGATTGCTTGCATTTGCAGCGCATTCACGAAGCGTTGCATGGCACAACAAACAATACTTTTCATTGTTCCAGGATCGCGCTGAAGCAAGTTGGCGAAGAATGGGAGCAGTATGTAAGAGACGTTGCGGTTGGGAAAATCATTGTCGATTTACAAGGCACTGGCAAGAGCTTGATTAATTACTGGAGGAAGACATTTAATCAGGATCCAGACTTACTTTACCTTACTGGAACATTACATCAAGGGAAACTACTTGCTCGATGCTTCCATTCTGCTATCGAGCGTTTCAATTCTTCTGGCTTGGGCAGTTTAGCACAGTGGCCGAATCGGCTTCCATGCGAATATCCTCTAGCCACCGTTCAATGTCAAGAAGATGCGGTTAGTACCGCCATTCATCATTTCCCTTATTTTAATTTTGAGCCGAATATAGAAATTTTTTCCAGCATTGTTGATCAAATGCCGCATTCCGTTACGGCCAAGCAAAACGTGCATATTGATGACCACGAAACACTGCTAAACTAGACAAAAAGAATTCAGACCGATGACCAAGAAAGAAAAGCAAAAGAAAATCGCAAAAGTGATGCGCGAATTCAAGAGTGGCAAGCTCAAAAGCAGCAGCGGGGAGCCTGTAAAAAGCTCTCAGCAAGCTCTTGCTATTGCATTGTCCGAAGCTGGCATGACGCGCAAGCCTAAGAAAGATATGAGCGATGAATACTATATGGGCTTCTTTAAGGAGCTGATTGGGGAGGAAGAAGAGGAAGAAGAAATGGAGGATAGCTCCTGCGGAAAAAAGCGCTGAGGGGCGATGCTGAAAGCTTTGCCCCTCCTGCGGTTGTAAGGGCTGCTGCTCGTCGCGGACTAGAGCTGCGCAAGAAGCACGGCAAGGGCGGCTTGACAACGCAGGAAGCAGGCAAGCAAGGCATTGGAAGCGGCGTTGCTCGTGCTGGTGATTTAGCGGGCGGAAGCAAGATTAGCTTTGCCACCATCAAGCGCATGTCGGCATTTTTCTCTCGCCATGAAAAGAATAAAAGTGGCGGGGAAGATGATGCTGGTTATATCGCATGGCTTTTATGGGGCGGCGATGCTGGCAGGGCGTGGGCAAATCGCATCATTAAGATGGTAGAGAGTCGTCAAAAAGACCAATGAGCGAATACGTACGCGTTATCGAAGAAGAAGACGAAGGCATTGGTCTTTTAAAGGCTCTCTCTATTCTTTCCGCCAATGAGCATCGCAACACTTCTAGGTGGGAGCTGGTAGAGAAGCAATGTTTTAAGAATGGACGGCTGGACGAAACGCACATCTATGTGATGAGTGTTTACGAAAAGCCTGATGAGCATTTTGAGCCGACAAAGTTCCTAACGTTTGAAATTGAGGCGATGGCGAAGTCTTACATTATGGAAGACATTGAACATCAACTTGCCAGCATTCGTGGCGAAGACGATGATGGGGATTGATTATTGACCTTCTTGATAAACGGCATTTACCAAGAAATCAATTAATTTTTGCAATGAAAGATGGGTAGCCCATCAGCCATAGCACGCTAATTCCGTAGAGGCCGCTGAGCGTGCGAATCTGCACGCAGTCTGGCGGAGCAGTGCCTTTTTCAATGCGGCAATAAGAGCTTTGACTAATGTGGAGTTCTTTCGCCACGTCATGTTGCGTGAGCCCGGCATTAAGCCGGGCTTCTTTAATGCGACTCGCAATGAGAATGCGAGCCTCTTGGTGGGGAAGTTTAAGAGCATCCGTCGTGCTACGCGCCAAAAACATCACGATGGTTTATTCCGTTTTGCATAAGCCTATAAAGTATAACATTTGCTTCTTGATAAAGTATGAATATGAGCACCATTTCTTGCCGATACGATTTCTCTCCTATTGAGAAATACGAACTCACGCCAGAAGGTTATCTTCGAGCGTGGGCTTCAATCGCGCGGACTGGCATCCAACACTACACAGATAGTGATGGTTCCATTCGTCGCGAATATCGTCCTGAAATAGAAGTGGCGTCTCCCGATAGTCTTGCTTCATTCGCGGGCAAGGCAATCACTTCTGAGCATCCGCCTGTACTGCTCGATTCCGAGAATACTAAGGACTACCAAGTAGGCTTTAGTGGTACTGAAGTGGTGTACGACAATGGTTTCGTAAAGGCGGTGATGACCATCACTGATGAAGACACCATTAAGCGCATCATGAAAGGTGATGCTCGTGAGGTAAGCGCGGGCTATAGGGTGAATTATGATCCCACGCCTGGCGTTACAGAAAACGGTGAACATTACGATGGCATCCAAAAGGAAATCATCGGCAATCACATCGCTGTTGTTCGTCGGGGCCGCGCTGGCCCGCAAGTGAAGCTTCATCTTGATAGGCAAGATGCTGCTGACCCATCATTGATCTCTAATGGAGGAGACCATCTCATGACGGCAAAAGTCGTTTTTGATGGCGCCGAGTTCGAGGTGACTGAGAGCGTTGCTCTTGCGATCACCAAAGAACGCGAAGACGCCAAAATGTCCTACGAGGACATGAAGCAAAAGTACGATGAAATGATGTCCAAGGCTTCCAAAATGAAGGAAGAAATGGACGCCATGGAAAAAGAAATGAAGGGCAAGTGCGATTCCGCTGAGGGTCGCGCCGATGCCCTGGCCGAGCAAGTGGAAGAGCTGAAAGGCGAACTTGCTGCTGCTCAAGAAATCAATCTTGATTCCATGGTTGAAGAGCGCGTGGCTCTCATTGAGAAAGCCAAGCCCGTCCTGGATTCTGCTTATGAATTTGCTGGCAAAACTGCTCGCGAAGTGATGGTTGATTCCATCAAAGCAGTGCGTGGTGATGAGCTTGATCTTTCTGAGAAGAGCGATGACTACGTGCAGGCAATGTTCGACACTCTTTCCGAGGGTCGTTCTGACTCTGCCACCACTGACGAGCTGCGTAAAGCCGTAGCTTCCATTGCTTCTCCCGTTTCTGCTCCTTCCGCTTACATGGATATGCTGCAGAACGCCTGGAAGAAGCCCCTTTCCATCTCCAAGGAGGCTAAGTAATCATGGCCGTAACTTTCTCTGCCTCGGGCTCTCCTTCCGCTGGTGGCGTGCAACAGACTTATGCTCTGGAGCACGACGCACTGCTGGAAGGTCAACTGTCCGACATTCGTGATAACACCATTATCACCCGCGTCAACGAAACTGCCGTCGTCATTCCTTTTGGTAATGGCGTTGTGTATGACAGCACTGGCACTGGTGGTACTGGCGCTAAAACCATTTCCGCATCTGGCGATACATTCCTGGGCATTAACGTCCTCACTTATGTGGACGAAACCGCCTTGGATGCCAACAGCCGTCCTGGTGTGAAAGTGGATCAAGTGATGAACGTGGCCAGCGAAGGTGCAGTTGCCGTGTACGTGCATGGCGCTGTCAACCCTTCCACTGCTGTGCGCGTGATTCACACTGCTACTGGCGTGAAGTATGCCGGTCGTTTCAATAACGCCGTCATTTCTGGCAAGACTGCCGTTCTGTCCAATGCTCGCTATCTGACCACCACCACTGGTGATGGCGTTGCGATTCTGGAGCTGAATGGCCCCTCGTTTACCCTCACTGGCGATTGATAGGAGGCTTTAACCATGTCTGAATTCCGTATGGATGATGCGGGTCTGTTCCTTGAGCGTCAGCTTGAGTACATCCGCCCCCAAGTGTTTGAAGTGCAGTATGCGGATATTAAGTATCCGACCATCCTGCCTGTTACGAGTGAAGCTGGCCCTGGCGCTCAGACTTTCACCTATCGCATCATGGACTCCACTGGTGAGTTCAAGCTGATCGCTGATGCTGCTGATGATCTGCCCCGCGCCGATATCAGCCAAGTTGAGAAGAGCATCAACATCCGATCCTTCGGTGGTTCCTTCGGTTACACCGTGCAGGAACTGCGTGCTGCTCAAATGGCCAACATTGCCCTGGAGCAGCGTCGTGCTGCTGCTGTGCGCCGTGCCTATGAGGAGAAAGTGGAAGATGTGGCTCTGTTCGGTGAGAGCAGCGTCGGTCTGTCTGGTTTCTTCAACAACTCCACTGTGGACGTTGTTGCTGCCGATAAGTGGTTCACCGATAGTGGCACCACTGCTCAGGAAATGCTGGAACTGTTGAACTATGGCGTGAGCGCCATTATCAACGCTTCCAAGATGAAGGAGCAGCCCGACACTATCCTCATGCCTTATGAGGACTACAACAAAGTTTCCACCACTCGCAATTCCGACTCTTCGGACGTGACCGTGCTGGAATACTTCCTGCGTACCAACCCCTACATCCGTAACGTTGAGCCCATCAACCAACTGGATGCTGCCAACAGCGTGCTGAATACCAACCGTATGGTTGTGTATAAGCGTGATCCTGAGAAACTGCAACTGCACATTCCTCAGCCGCTGGAACTCTTCCCGCCCCAACAGCGTGGTCTTGAGTTCATTGTTCCCGCCCATGCCCGCGTTGGTGGCGTGGCTCTGTACTATCCCAAGAGCGTTATCTACGTTCAAGCTTCGGCCTGAGGATAGTTAGTCAAGCAAGGGACGTTAAGCTATGGACAATTGTTTCTTTTGAACAATGCTCATTGCTTATCGTCCCGAACTTGAAAACCCGCCCCGCGAAGGCGGGTTTGGCATTATTACGCAAACTGGCATGATTCAACTCACGCCTGGTCTTAATCAAGATATTCCAGAGCATCAATGGAAAGTGGCTCGTGAAAATAGGGCGGTCAAGCGCCTTATGAACATTGGAGCCATTGAGGAAGTACGGGAGCAAATCATGGTGGAAGACATTCCGCAAGATGTGCAAACACTTTCTCAGATGCCAATGGTGGAAGCCATCCGCATGATCGAGCTTATTCATGATCCCGATCAACTGAATGGCTGGAAAAAAAT